TTATCTTAAACAAACTGATCCAGATAAAGTTGGATACTTTGCATTTACACAAAAAGCTGCACACGAAGCAAGAGATAGAGCAATCAAAAAATTTAATTTAACAGAAGATGATCTACCTTATTTTAGAACACTACACTCGTTAGCATTTAGAAGACTAGGAATAAAAAAAGATCAAGTTATGCAACAAAGACATTACAAAGATTTAGGTAAGAAGTTAGGTTTTCCTGTAACGTATGCAGACCACCAAGAAGATCAAGGAAGTATATTTAGTTCTGACAGTGAGTATTTAAGAATTATACAATTAGCACAACTTAGAAACATAACACCAGAACAACAGTTTGATTTAAACGAACACACACAAGATCTTGAGAGAAGCACATTAAGAATTATTGCAAATGAGTTATCAAGATATAAAAAAGAATATAACTTGATAGATTTTAACGACATGATTTTAGATTTTACAAAATCAGATAAGTCACCAAAGTTTGATGTAGTATTTATTGATGAAGCACAAGACCTGTCATTGATGCAATGGGATATGGCTAAAACTATTTGGAATAAAACAACTGATTCTTTTATTGCAGGTGATGATGACCAAGCAATATATAAATGGGCTGGTGCAGATGTAGATTCTTTTATAGCATTACAAGGACAATACTTACCACTAACACAGTCTTATAGAATACCTGCTAAAGTACATGGTGTTGCAATGGGTATTATAAATAGAATTAGAAATAGAATAGATAAAACATGGCAACCTAAAGTTAATCAAGGCACATTACATAGACATTATACAGCAGATACAATTAATATGTCATCAGGAGAATGGTTGGTGCTAGCTAGAACAAAACATTTATTAAAAGAACTAGAAGAATCTTTGTATAGACGTGGACTTTACTACTCCTCTAAATATCGAAGAGGTACAGAAAAAGATTTACATGAAGCAGCTACAGCGTGGGAACATTTAAGACAAGGACAGTTAGTAAATTTTAAACAAATAGAAAACATATCTAAATACATGGGACCTAAACATTGGCATAAGAAAAAAATAAAAGGTATGGCTAAAGAATCTTTTTATGGAATAGATCAATTAGTAAACGATTATGGTCTACAAGTTAAAACTGTTTGGTATGAAGCATTTGATGATGCAGGACAAACTAAAGTAGATTATTTAAGAAAGATGAGAAAAAATGGAGAGAAGTTAAATGAAAGACCAAGAATAGAACTGTCAACTATACACGGTGCAAAAGGTGGTGAGTCTGAAAATGTTGTGTTGTTAACAGATCTAACAGTAAATACTATGCGAGGATATGAAAGAGATCCAGATGATGAAAATAGATTATTTTATGTTGGTGCAACAAGAACAAAAGAAAACCTACATATAATAGAACCAAAAAAATATGAAAAAGGATATATGATATGACACATAAAGATATATTTAAAGGATCAACATACAATTCTTTAGAAGAGCAGGTAGGTGGGAAACACTATCGATCGATGAAAATTCAACCCGCAGAATTTATAAATGAAAACAAATTACTTTTTGCAGAGGGCAATGCTATAAAATACATTTGTAGACATCAGTCTAAAGGAAAAAGACAAGACATAGAAAAAGCAATACATTATTTAGAAATGATACTTGAAAGGGATTACGATGCAGATACCTCTATTTAAACCACAAACAGAATGGTTACCACCAGAAAATTTTCCAGACTTATCTAAGTATGATGAGATAGCAATTGACTTAGAAACTAAAGACCCAGACTTAATAAAAATGGGATCAGGTTCTGTTGTAGGTAGAGGTAATGTTGTAGGAATAGCTGTAGCCGTTCAAGGTTGGTCTGGTTATTATCCAATTGCTCACGAAGGCGGTGGTAATATGGATAAAACAAAAGTTTTAAAATGGTTTCAAGGTGTATTAGACACACCTTCAAATAAAATATTTCACAACGCCATGTATGACGTGTGTTGGATTCGAGCGCTCGGTTTAAGTGTTAACGGAAAAATAATTGACACGATGATTGCATCGGCCTTAGTTGATGAAAATCAAATGCGTTATGACTTAAACAGCTGTGCTAAAAGATACACCGGTAAAGGTAAAAATGAAAGTGATTTATATGCAGCGGCAAAAGATTGGGGTGTTGACGCCAAGGCAGAAATGTATAAACTACCTGCCATTTATGTAGGTGCATACGCAGAGAAAGATGCAGAAATAACTTTAGAGTTATGGCAAGAACTTAAAAAAGAAATTCTTAACCAAGATATACAATCTATTTTTGATCTCGAGACGGAACTTTTTCCGTGTCTTGTAGACACCAAGTTTCTAGGTGTACGGGTTGACGTAGAAAAAGCCAGTCTATTAAAAAAAGAATTATCCACCAAAGAAAAATCATTAATACAAGAAGTGAAAAAAGAAACAGGAATAGATACTCAAATATGGGCTGCACGATCGATCGCACAAGTTTTTGATAAACTAAAACTAGACTATGATAGAACTGAGAAAACATCTGCACCTTCCTTTACTAAAAATTTTTTACAGAATCACCCCCACCCACTGGTGAAACGAATTGCCCAGGCCCGTGAAATAAACAAGGCCCATACCACGTTTATTGATACCATATTAAAACACTCACATAAAGGTAGAATACATGCCGACATAAATCAATTGCGTTCAGATAATGGCGGAACTGTGACAGGCAGATTTAGTTATTCTAACCCTAATTTACAGCAAATACCTGCACGTAACAAAGATCTTGGACCACGGATCAGGGCGTTATTTATACCCGAGGAGGGCCATACATGGGGTTGTTTTGACTATTCTCAGCAAGAGCCTAGGTTGGTAGTCCATTATGCAGCTTTACAGAATCTATACGGCGTTAATGATGTATTAGACGCTTATAATGAAGGTGATGCAGACTTTCATACAATTGTTGCCGATATGGCAGAAATACCTAGATCACAGGCTAAGACAATAAATCTTGGTTTGTTTTATGGTATGGGTAAAAATAAATTACAAGCAGAACTTGGTGTATCTAAAGATAAATCAGATGCATTGTTCAAACAATATCACAACAGAGTTCCATTTGTTAAACAGCTAATGGATAATGTTATGCAACGTGCGCAGGAGTCTGGTAAAATTAGAACTTTACTAGGTAGACTGTGTAGGTTTCATTTATGGGAACCAAATCAATTTGGAATACATAAGTCGTTGCCACACGATCAAGCGCTCTTGGAACACGGACCAGGGATCAAGCGTGCATTTACATACAAGGCATTAAATAAATTGATACAAGGATCAGCAGCTGATATGACAAAAAAAGCAATGTTAGAATTATATAAAGAAGGCATAATACCGCACATACAAGTGCATGATGAACTTGACATATCTGTTAAAAATCCAGAACATGCACAAAAAATAAAAGATATTATGGAATCTGCTGTTGACTTAGAAGTACCTAACAAGGTAGACTATGAATCTGGCCCTAATTGGGGAAAAATAAAATGATAAAATATGGCTTATTTAAATGCAGACATACCACCAATTTACTGTAAAATAAGAAAGGAGTATTTATATGATTTTGAAAAACATCAAGGAGAGTCTGTTGACTGCTGTATCTTTAGTATTAGCTCTATTACAGATCGTTCAATCTTATTTAATATCATGTTACCAAATGGTGCGTGTTTTTGGCGCCTGCCTATATCAGCGTTTTTTCAAGAAAAATTTGATAGAACCTCTGTGCCCGATATGCCAATCGACCAGTTACAACTGTGGAATTGTTTTAGTTACTATCCTAGTGTTCATTGCTTCAGTTTTTTAAGAGGAAAACGCGGAAAATATTTTGGTAAAGACAAAAAAAATTATCCTTTTGAGTATTTATTTACTATTGACTGGGGCCACCCAGAGAGTAATATACTAGATACAGAGCATTCAGAAATTCCAGCGGAACATAAGTGTGCTCACATACTTGCTTTAGATGATGGCAATTATGCAGCGCAACCCAACAATCGTATTTTATGGGACGCCCCAAATTACACTACTGACAGAGAAGTGCCGGACTATAGAGTTCAAACTACACGATGGAATGTAGAAAACAAAGATTGGCTAACTGAAGATAGCAATCGAATGTTTTATGAAACAGAGGAAAAAAAAGATGATTAAAAAATGGATAGAAAAAATTTTTGGTAAATTTTGTAAATGTAAAGATAAGCATATAACAATTTATGAAGATGTATTAAAAGTAAATACACAGGTTGTTTGCGAAAAACATCCTGATGGTTATAAAAAAACATGCCCCAGTTGTAGAGAGGCAGTATAATGGAGAGTTGTAGGATGAATTATTATTTTACAGGTATACTAATTGTTTTATTTGTGTTGTTAGCATTTATGAAACCAGCATATCCAGGTTCAACTCAAACTAATACATCAGGATCTAATACAGCTATTGAGGGTGGATATACTTCTACCGCTACTACAACTTATCAATCTGGATCAAGTTCTAATAGTACAACAAACAGCACAACTAATTCTAACACTAAATCTGCACCGCCATCAGCATCATCACCATCATATAATAGTATGACACAAGACGTTTGTGCTGTGGGTGGGTCATTAGGTGTGCAAACATTTGGACTTGGTATTAGTGGTGGTAAGCATGCAATAGATAAAAACTGTGAAAGATTAAAATTAGCAAGAATACTAAATGACTTTGGTATGAAGGTTGCAGCTGTAGCCATACTTTGTCAAGACGAAAGAGTGTTTGAGTCTATGATACAAGCAGGCACACCATGTCCAATAGACGGTAAAATTGGTAAAGAAGCAAAAGATTTATGGGGTAAGTATGACCATGAAAGACCAGATTATACTACATACGTTAAACGTATGAAAGACAGAGAAAAAGCAGATTTAAAAGCACAAAAAGAAATGACAAAAGAATTAAATAAAATGGACAAAGAACTTTTAGATAACACATTAATTCACAATAAATGAAAATATCTGAAAATACATCTGTAAGCATGCCTGTCAAGAACATGCTTATGATAATCGCAGGCGTCGTAGCGGGCGTGTTTGCATACACCGAGATTACAGCTAGACTTACATCATTAGAGACATCAAGAGAGTTGTTTCAAGCAGACTTACTCAAGAAGTCAGAACAACTGCCCACGGACCAAGAACAATATATGTTGATAGAAGACTTGTACAAGACAACAGAAAAGTTAGAGATAACTCAAGAACAAAATATGACGAACAAGGTTAATATAGAATTTTTAAAAGCACAACTAGAAAAAGCATTAGATGATGTTGAAGACTTAAAAGATAAAGTTAGAGCAAATGGTAACGGACATGACTGAAATGGTAATAGCATTGTTGATGATAGTCAATGGAGAAATTAAAGAACATAGAATACAAGAGTCTATGTCAAAATGTTTAAAAGGCAAACGTATAGCAATGAGAGAATCAAAATCACACATAGAATATCAATGTATAAAGTCGATGGCGGAAACAGAGATTTACATGGGAGAAAAATCAATTCTTAAACTTGTATTAAAATGAAATGGTTAATACCTTTTTTATTTTTATTTACTCTTGTTAATGCTGAAGAAGTAACAACAAATAATCTTATTACAAACGGAAACTTTGAAACAGGTAACTCTAATAGTTGGACTGTAACTGGTGACGTGCAGGTGTTAAATGATTGTTGTGAGTTAAATGGTGTTGCAAGTAATTATGATTTAGAGTTTGGTGACAGTGGTTCTATTGAACAAGATTTTAATCTATCTACAAATACCATAACACAAAACATGTTAGATAATGGTATCACATTAGACTCTAGTATGGATGCACAAAATGGTGAGTGTAGTGTTGCAGGATGTTGGGGTGGACAAGGTGCTGCTGATACATTTACAAATGTACTTACAATCAAAGACTCTGATGGTAATACTCTTGCATCGAATACTACAGTAAGAACTGATGTTACAGGTATTGATGGTGCAATATTTACAGACAGATTAATATATAATGGCACAGGATCTAACGTAGGTAATATAAATATATCTGGATCTGATGCTAATGCTCCTGCTAATCTAGGTGGTCCTAATGTAGATAACGTTTCTGTTACTATGACCTATGATACTTTTGTATTATCTAATGAAATTACAAATGAAATAAATGAAATATTTGAAGAGATATTTGAAGAAATTAATTTTGAAATAATAGAAGAAACATTTAGAGAAGAATTTAAGTTTGAAGAACAGTTTACATTTGAATTAGTTGAAGAACCTATGGAAGAACCAAAGTTAGAGTTTAAATCTATGGTTATGATGGTAGAAGAAATGGAATTTGAAGAAGAGTTTTTTGAAGAAGAAATTGTTATGGAAATAGAAGAAGAAGCTATAGGTAAAGAACCCATGGCTACATCTATGTTTGCCAGCATGCCAGAAGAAGAAATTATTGAAGAGACTAATGAATTAATATCTAGTTTTTTACCTCCTCCTAAAGA